GAAAAAGAAAAAGAGCAGATAAAAATAGCTTTTGAAACTGGTAATATATTAGGATTGCAATCTATTGAAAGGTCTGGAGAATGGTTTTATAATGAAAAAATAAAATAAATATGAAACAACTAAAATTTACATACGAACTATTAAAGTTTACGCTTATTAGCGTTCCGTTGGCATCTTTACTATATGTAACGGCATCTTTATACTATGAAATAAAAAGAATAATTAAATGACTGGGATTGACAACAACATTGAAGTAAAACTGATATTTTTAGACACAAAAGAGGAGATTTGGTTTAGATCAATAGCAAAGGCGATTAGGTTTTTAGGTACTGATTACAAGACCATAATTACATATATGAACCCAATAAACAAAAAACGATACAAGTACAATGATAGACTTTGTGTTGTTAGACTAAAAAAATGAAAAGAGTAATTAATTTTAGCGGTGGAAAAACAAGTGCATTAATGACTATTTTAAACTATCGTGAAGGCGATTTGGTAATATTTGCTGATACTGGCAGAGAACACCCAAAGACATACAAGTTTATAAATGACTTTGAAGCACACGAAGGAATACCAATTATAAGAATTTCTTATGATGGTGGATTTAGGGGTATGTTAGAAAAAGCTAAATGGAAATACATACCAAATAGAGTTAAAAGAGGTTGCACAATTGAACTAAAAATTAAGACTGCAAAAAGATGGTTAAGGGCAAATTATGGGAAACAAAACTACGAATGGCTTGTAGGTTTTAGGGCAGACGAGGAACGCAGGGTTAAAGGTTACGAGCAAAGACAGGCGTACATACACCCGAAGTTTCCTTTGTATGAAGCAGGAATTGATAAGGCACAAGTAAATGAGTATTGGAGCAAGAAGCCATATACTTTGGAAATACCAGCTATATTAGGAAATTGTACTTTATGCTTTCTTAAAGGTAAAAATGCGATAGTAAATATTATGCGTAGTTATCCAGAGTTAGCAACCGAATGGATTGAAGACGAGGAGATGAGTAAGCAATTTGGGAACGGACATACTTACTTTCAAGATACTACTTATAAGCATCTTTTAATGTTGGCACAAAACGATTTATTTAAAGGTCAAGACTTAACCGAACTAAATTCTGCTTATTCTTGTTCTTGTACGAGTTAAAAATATAAATATGATAGAACTAACAAATGAAGATAATATGCAGCTTATGGCACGTTATCCAAATAAATACTTTGATTTAGCTATTGTTGACCCTCCTTATGGTATTGGAGAAAGTATGAAAAAGAGAGATAATACAAAATCAAATAAATGGGCAAACCCAACAAAAAAAGTACACAATTTAAAAAATTGGGACAATCAAAGCCCAAGTATTGAATATTTTATTGAATTAAAAAGAGTTAGTAAAAATCAAATAATTTGGGGCGGTAATTATTTTATAGATAAAATATCACATCCAAGTATGGGTTGGATATTTTGGGATAAAAAAAATGGGAATAATGATTTTAGTGATGGAGAATTAGCATATACAAGTTTTAATAAAGGTTTAAGAAAATTTGAATGGCTTTGGAATGGATTTCAAAAACAAAAACCAGAACAAAGAATACATCCAACCCAAAAGCCAATAGCACTTTATAAATGGATTTTAGAAAATTATGCAAAGCATGGAGATAAAATATTAGATACACATTTAGGTTCTGGAAGTATAGCAATAGCTTGTAATGATTACGGATTTGATTTAACCGCTTGTGAGTTAGATAAAGAATATTACGAAAAAGCATTAGATAGGTTAAAAAAACACCAAATGCAACAAAAATTGTTTTAATTTTGCTTTATGTTACCAACAATACCAAAACTAACTGCAAAGGCTCAAAAGGTCTTTAATGCTTATATACGCAAAAGAGATAGTCAAGATGGGTACTTTACTTGTATTAGTTGCGGTAAAACATTAACAACTGATTTAATGGATGCAGGGCATTTTGCTCCAGTCAAAGGTGGTTCGGCTTTAAGGTTTGATGAATACAACGTAAATGGCGAGTGTAAGAAGTGCAACGGATTTGATGAGTTCCATTTGATTGGTTACAGGAGGGGAATAATTGAAAAGTATGGCGAAGGAGTTCTAATACACTTGGAACAAAACGCAAGGCTTATAAAGAAATGGTCAAGAACAGAGTTAAACGAAATTATAGAGAAGTATAAATGATTGACACAAGTAACATATTTGCAAGTTGTAAGGAAGAAGTTATAGCAGGTTATTCTTGCTATTCATTTGTTATTGATGGTACAACGCACTATGTATTTGGAGAAACACAAGAACAAGCATTTGATTATTTAGCAGACTTAATACAAGCATATGGCAAAAGTAGGTAACAATGGTAAGCAATCCTTCGGTAAAAGGAAATGTGGTAAGTACAAAAAGACATCTGGTCCTAAAGACAAGGCGGTTAAACCTTATAATAGGCAAGGAAAATAGTCGTTGGGTGATTAAGAACGACTTAAAGATAAATAAAGCACACAATTTTAAAACTATGAAAGACACCTATTGTAAAAGAACCTACAAATGTAAATGCGGAATAGCAGAGGAGTTTGTATGGCAAAGCGAACTAAAGACATTCAAGTTTACCTGCAATTGCGGTAAGAAGTTAGGCTATGAAAACCTAAAGAAAGTAGAAGTGCCACAAATGGCTTCAATACGAACACCAACAAAAAACAGATAATATGGATGAAAGAAATGATTATAATTCAATTCCAGACCAACCAAAAGAATCTAAAGTAACAAGATTAGAGGTAATTAATCACGCAAAGAACGATAAGCCAGTAGGGAGAATTTTAACTTTATATAAAGAATTAGGGGATTTTGAACAAATAGAGTTAGCATATCAAGATGGTGGGAAAACTTTAAAAATATTCATAAACAACTAATAATGAACATCAACGAAATCAAACCAAACCCAAACAATCCACGCAAGATTGATGCAATTGACTTTGCAAAGTTGGTTAAGTCAATACAAGATGACCCAAAGTTACTTGAAGCAAAACCTTTAATCATTGATGAGAACAACGTTATTTTAGGTGGTAATCAAAGATATCGTGCTTGTTTACAATTAGGCATACAAGATGTACCTGTGATTAAAATGCCTAACTTAACCGAAAGGGAAAAGCAAAAGTTACTCGTTATAGATAACACACACTATGGAATGTGGGATATGGATATGTTAGCAAATGACGATTGGCAATTAGAAGATTTAGAAGAATGGGGGGTTAATGTTGACTTCCTTGCACCAACAATAGATGAACCAAAAAAGATAGACAACACAAAGAAAGGAGATGTTTGCCCTAATTGTGGCATATCTTTGTAATTCAGTGAAAAATCAGCGATTATGCCAAACCCAGAAAATTTAAAGCCATTCCCTAAAGGTGTAAGCGGTAACCCTGCTGGTAAGCCTAAAGGAACACAACATAGCAAGACAAGACTTTTAAGATTGTTAGACCTTGTTCAAAAGAAACGCAACCCAATAACTGGCGAAGAGGAAGATTTTACTGTTCTTGAACTAATGGATATGCAAATGATTAGTAAAGCATTGAAAGGGGACCAAAGAGCCTACGAAGCAGTAGTGGATAGATTAGAGGGCAAACCAAAACAAACAACCGACATAACTGCCGACATTAAGGGTAGTGTCCAAATAACCATTGAACCAGATGCAGATTGTCAACCAATTAAAGATTAAGGCTACACCTGTCTTTTATGCTAATAAAAAGGCATTTGAGGCTGGTTATCCTGTAATATGTAACGAAGGTGGATCAAGAAGCGGTAAGACTTATTCAATTATTCAGCTATTAGTTACGTTAGCGTTATCAACACCAAAGATTAGAATCTCAATCGTTTCACATTCTTTGCCACATATTAAGCGTGGTGCGTTAAGGGATTTCAAGACTATAATGGACGATTGGAACTTATGGGATGAAGATGACTTCAGCAGAACGGATAGGATTTACACATTTAAGAACGGATCATACATTGAGTTGTTTGGATTAGAAGACCCCGATAAAGCAAAAGGACCAGCAAGGGATATACTATTTGTAAACGAGGCAAACCTTATTAGTAAGCCATTGTTTGACCAATTACTTATAAGGACAACAGGTCAATCGTTTCTTGATTGGAACCCTGCCGACTTTGTTAGTTGGGTTTACGAGGTGGCTGACAATCCTTTAAATAAAAGAATACATTCAACTTATCTAAACAACTTATCTAATTTAAGCGAAAGCCAAATAAAGAACATTGAGCAGTACAAGGATTTGCCAGATGACTTTATGTGGAAGGTTTACGGATTAGGACAAAGAGGTGCGGCAAAGGAATTAATTTATACACAATGGAAGCAATATGACCAAGCACCAGAGGGCGATGTGTTCTATGGATTAGACTTTGGGTATGTGCATCCAGCGGCATTGGTTAAGGTTACACACTATGAAGGACAAAATTACTTCGAGGAAATAATATACCAAAGCGGATTGACGTTATCCGACCTATCAAGATTGATTAAAGAAAAGTTGCCCGATAGAGCAACAATTTACGCGGATGCAGCCGAACCAAAAAGCATTGAGGAACTTTACCGATTAGGATTTAACATTAAACCTGCGGTTAAGGATGTTTGGGCAGGGATAGTTAAGATGAAATCTTATCCTATAAACATACACTACAATAGCCATAATTTAAGACGTGAGTTCCAATCTTACAAATGGAAGAAGGATAAAAACGATAACGTAATTGAGGAACCAGTAAAGGCAAATGATGACGCAATAGATGCTTGCAGGTACGCAGTTTATACTCACTTAAATAAGCCAAAATTTGAAGTGTCCGTATTTTAGGATAAATTATATTAACTTTGTTAAAATTCATATATAATGGGATTACTTGACTTTTTCACTAAAAGACAAAAACTATCTACTGTTTTACCGCAAATACCATTCAATAGCCAAATAGCTATTCAGCAATCTATTATAACTTGGCAAGGTTCGGATAACATTAGTTTTGTGCGTGATGGATATTCTGCAAATGATATTGTTTACTCAATCATAAAGTTAATTACTGATAAAGCGAAACTTGCTCCATTCCACGTTTACAAGGTAAAGGATGAAGTTGCAGCGAAAAAATACAAGGCTTTAATGAGCCAACCAGATAAGATTGAGAATTGGAAAGACGTTCAAAAACTACATAAGAAAGCATTTGAATTATTTACAGGCGATGCAAGATTAAACGAGTTATTAAAATACCCTAACGAGGACGACACGTTTGGAGATTTTGTTGAAGCGTGGTGTGCGTTTAAGTTAATTACAGGTAATTCATTTGTATACGCTAAAATGATTGAGGGCGGTAACAATACTGGCAAACCTTATGAGATGTATGTATTGCCATCTCAATATATGTACGTTTTAGCGGACATACAAAACTTCCCTCCAACTATTGCAGGGTACCAATTAAACTATGGTCCTTTATGGAACTTTAGCAAACAAGAGATATTACAAGATAAATACTTCAACCCACAATGGAATACAACTGGCAATCAACTATATGGTCAATCTCCTTTGATGGCTGCTGCGAAAAACTTGACTCGTTCGAACGAAGCCAAGACTGCGGCGGTTGCATCTTTCCAGAATGGTGGTCCTGCTGGAGTTCTATTTATGAACGATGAGAGATTTGATCCTATTAGCGGAACGCAACAAGCACAAGCACTTAAAAAGGCGGTAAGTGAGAAAGGCGGTGCAGCTAATTACAATTCTATTGCGGTAAGTGGTTATAAAGTAGATTGGAAGCAAATCGGTTTGAGTCCTGTTGAATTAGATATTATTGAAAGTGAGAAATGGGATATGAAAGCACTTTGTAACATTTACGGAGTACCTGCACAACTTTTAAACGATAGCGATAACAAGACTTACAACAACCAAAGAGAAGGAGAAAAGGCATTGACTTTACGTTGTGCTATTCCTTTATTAGTTGGTATTAGAGATAACTTAAATCGTAAATTACATAGTGATTGGGGTTATCGTGGAACTGATATTTATGTTGACTTTGATGCGTCAGTTTACGGAGAATTAGAAGCAAATAAGAGTGAGCAAGTTGAGTGGTTAGATAAAGCGTGGTGGATTGCTCCTAAACAAAAGATGGACATAATGGGTCTTGAAATCCCTCCTTACATTGACGAGGCAGAGATGGAGAAACTTTATATTCCTTCAAGCCTACAAAGTCCAGATGACTTTCAACCATTAAGCATACCAGAATAATGATTTGGAGCGACTATAAAAAGTTGTATGCTAACGCATTAAAAACCTATTCGCCAAAGTTTAAGAAAGAACTACAAAGGCAAGTAGATACGTTTTGCAAAACGCAAGACTATAATGCAATTAGCGATAAAGCCATAAAGAAGACAATTAAGCAGCTTCATATGGCTATGGGGGTAAAGATGGCACAAATGGTACAAAAGTCCGTTAAAAAGTCAGTAAAGGGCATCCAAATGCCATTAGAGATGAAAGGGCAAGAAACAGACTTATTTACTTATGTTATTTTAAGATATTTAGAGTTAAAAGGATTAGACCAAGTTGCGGCTGATATAACGGACACTACAAAGAACCAAATACAACAATACTTACTAAAAGGGATTCAAGAGAACAAAACAATAGCGGAGTTAATACCAATGCTACAAAAGGCAGGTATTACTAATTATCGTGCTGAAATGATTGCACGAACTGAAACAGGAAGGGCGGCTAATATAGGGTCAATGGTTGGTACTGCATCAACTGGCTTGGTTACTATTAAGGAATGGATTTCTGCAAGGGATAACCGAACAAGACGAGTGCCAAGAGATATGTTTGACCATTTACATATGGATGGGACTAAAATACCTTTTGATGAAAAATTTAATGTTAAAACTAAAAACGGAGGTTTTGAGCAAATGTTACATCCTTGCGACCCAAGTGGAAGTGCTGGGGATGTTATCAATTGCCGTTGTACGTTAGGTTACGAAGCAGTAAGGGGAACAAATGGTAAGCCATTAACCCTAAACGAAAAACCACCAATGGGCGATGCAGGGTTGATTTGGAACTTGCTAACTAATTTAATCGGTATGCAAATTTCAAATTTAATTACTGAAGCACTATTAGATTAAAAAAAAATAATAACTTTGTTATATGAGTAAGATTGAAAACAAAAGCTACAATGATATGATTCTGGACATTGAACCAGAAACAAGAACAGTAAAAGCGTGTTGGTCAAGAATTGGCAACGTTGATTTAGACGGCGATATTATCGTTGCTGAAGCGTTTACCAAGACTATCAAAGAACGTGGGCCAAAAGGGAAAAATATGATTTGGTCTTTAGTGGATCATAAAGCTGATATGGCACATACTTTGGGTAAGCCTAAAGAATTGTACATTGAAGGCGATATGTTAGTAGCGGTTACCGACTTAATAGAAACTGAATGTGGTGAAGATGCTATCAAGTTATATGAAGCAGGTTTAATCAATCAGCACTCAATTGGATTTAGTACTTTGAAGTCAAACGTTGACCAAAAGACTGGAGTAAGAACAATTACTGAATTGAAACTTTACGAAGGTTCAGCGGTACTTTGGGGTGCTAACCCAGAAACTCCAACTTTAGGATTTAAAGGGGAGTTCAAAGAAAATAAAGAAAACTTATCTTTGCGATTAGAAAACTTGATTAAGGCATTTAAAGGTGGAACGTTTACCGATGACACCTTTGCTTTAATGGAGATTCAAATAAAACAAATACAAGCCGAGTTATTGGCTTTGGAAGTTGCTGAAACAATCACTCAACCCGCAGAAGCAGTTGAGCCGACACCAGCGGTTGAAGAAAAAAGTAACGAGGACGTATTGAAGGCAATTAAACAATTTAACAATCTATTTAAAAAGTAAAAATGGAAAATTTAATCAATGAAATGGCAGAGAACCTAAAAGGTTTTCAAGCTAATGCAGAGGCTCAAATTAAAGAGGTGGCTGCACAAGTAACTGTTGTAAAAGACGAGTTACAAAAGCAAATTGACGGACAATTAGCTGCTCAAAAGAAAGCTGCTAAAAAAGAAGTTAAGCATATGGATGAAGTTATCTTGGAGAAATTAGATGGTAACTTTGATGCAATGGAAAAGAGTTTAAAGTCAAATGGTAAATTCCGTTTAGATTTAAGCGATGTTAAGACTATGACTTTGTCTGGTAACTTAACTGGAGATGCTCAAGCGTCTTACGCTCCAAACCCAGCAATCCAACCTGCTCAATCTTTAAACTTTAGAGATTTAATCCCTACTGTAAGAAGTGAAAGCGGTCTTTATGTTTACTATCGTGAGAATAGCGGTTTGACTAACAATATCGCTGCTCAAACTGAAGGTGCTGATAAAGGTGAGAACAACTACTCTTTGACTGAAGTTAAAGTTGTAAACGACTATCTTGCTGGTTTCTCTACTTTCTCAAAGCAAATGTTGAAGTCTTTACCTTTTATGACTCAAACTTTGCCAAGAATGTTACAAAGAGATTTCTTCAAGGCTGAAAACGCTTCTTTCTTCTCTACTGTATCTGGTGCTGCAACTGGTTCTACAACTACTGCTGAAACTAACGATTTATTGCAATTGATTGATTACATCGGTAACCAAAAGACTGCAAACTTCGTTCCTTCTTATGCTTTAGTATCTCAAACGCAAATGGGTCGCTTATTGAAAGCAACTGTTGCTGCTGGTTACTACGCAGGTAACGGTTCTGTAATCGTTTCTCCTAATGGCGGTATCACAATCTGGGGTGTTCCAGTTGTATCTGCATCTTGGGTAACTGATGACAAAGTATTAATCTTTGATAACAGCTATTTAGAGCGTGTTGAAGTTGAAGGTTTAGCAATTGAGTTCTCTTATGAGAATGGCGAAAACTTCCAAAAGAACTTGGTAACTGCGAGAATAGAGTGCTACGAAGATGTGAACCTAATGCTTACAACATCAGCGATTTACGCAGATTTAGGTAACGTTTCTTAATTCTAATGGTTTAGTAAATAATAACCCCTGCCAATTCGGTGGGGGTTTTTTATTGAAATAAATTAAGTAATTTTGTAAAAAGACTATATGGCTTATTCCAATTATATTAATGATTTTAGTGCAGTTCCAATTACTCCAGTTGTTGAACCTGTTACACTTGCAGAGGCGAAGAACTATTGTAGAATATTAAATCTTAATGCGGATGACGATTTGATTGAAATGCTTATTACTCAATCAAGGGAAGCCGTTGAAGTAGCAACTGGATTATCACTTGTGCGAAAACTTGTAATTACATATTTCAATAATATTAGTGGTGATTTTGAAATTCCATTTGGTCCTATTGATCCTACTACTTTTGAGTTGTTTGATATGGAGCAAGATGCGTTAGAGATTACAGGAACGGACCTACAATTAATAGGTAATAAGTTCCCTAAATTGGTTTATCCTCGTTATGCTAATTTAAAGGCTACTTACGAAGCAGGATATACAACTATTCCAATGGATTTAAAGATTGCCATTTTAGACCAAATATCTTATTCTTACGAGAATAGAGGTTTAGATGCTGATACAGGTATTTGTAACAAAACTTGGAAGGCTTGTCAAAGATGGACAAGAATTTCGCCAATTTTATAATATGAAGTTAGGAAAAGCGAAAGCGAACTATATTGATGCAAACACAATGACCAGACAGGTTGTTTTATATCGTGCTACTCGTGTAAGCGATGGGCAAGGAGGATATACTACATCTTTTGCCTCCACATTTACATTTTGGGGCGATTTAAGACCAAATAACCAGCAAAGGGCATTAGATGACTTGGAACTACAATATGACCGCTCTAATAAGCTGTATGTGCGTTATACGGAAGATATTACGATTGAGGATGAAATTAGTATTGATGGGGTGAGATACACGATTCATAGTATTAAGAACGTAGAAAATCAATTTAGGTTTTTAGAACTTATAATTTATTCATAATGGCATTTGGAATAAGTTTAAGTGGCATAAAAGAAGTTGAAAAGGCTTTAAAAACTATTGACAAAGAATTGAAGCAAGATGTAGGTAATGAAATAAATGCTTCAGCTTTAACAATAATGACTTCAGCCAAAAGACTTGCGCCTGTGGATTTGGGATTTTTGAGAAATCAAATAGCAATTCAGCCATTAAACGAATTAACATACGAGGTGGAGGCAAAAGCTAAATATTCAGCTTATATTGAGTTTGGTACAGGTGGTTTAGTTAATGTTCCAGCTGGATATGAAGAATTGGCAATGCTATTTAAAGGTAAAGGCAGAAGGACAATAAACATTAGACCACAGCCTTTCTTAATACCTTCATTTGAAGTAGAGAAACCAAAATTAATACAAAGACTAAAAAATCTATTAAATGTTAAATCCTAATATAGAGATAAAGAAGTGGTTTTATACTAACTTGACAAGCGCAAGTGGATTGGTTGTTTATGATGGTTTTGCTCCAGAAGGTGCAGGAGATGAGTATATTGTTATGACTGGTAGAACATCAAGCCAAGAGCAAGGAAAAACAGGTTATACAAATAGTATTAGCATCATAGTTGATATTATTACAAAAAATGCTAACTTTGGTTATAAACGTGCTGAAGCGATAAGTGATCTTGTGTTGACGGCAATAAATTCAGATACCAATATTACATTGGCGAATGGGTTTACTGCATCAAGTTTAAGTGTTGAAAGCATTAGGAATTTGGATGGCTTAAATCCTTTAGATAACGTTTTTAGAGTATTAATAACTTATAATATAACTATAACTCAAATTTAAAATTAAATAAAATGGCAGAAACAAAAGTAAGCGGTAGGGATTATATCCTATTAGCAGACATAGACGGAGATGCAACATTCAAGCCAGTAGCTTGTTTGACTTCTAACTCAATTACATCAAATTTAGGAACAATTGATGCGACTTCTAAATGTGGTGATTCTTACACTCCAAGTCCTTCATTCAATCAGTCTATTGAGTGTGAAGGTTTTGCAATTGATGAAACAGGTACACC